ATGAGCAAAAGCCCGTTAATGGCAGGGCAGGGAAGGGTTTATGTAGAGTTCGACCGGCAGGCCCAGGATTTGCTTTCTGCTCAGTTCGCCGATTACGCGAAGTTTACGGGCCAGGCGCTAGTTGATCTGGTCAAAGAAGAAGCCGCGCTTACCTGCCGCGAAGCGATGGTTTACTCGCCGCCGATTAACGGGGAAGGCGGCGGGCAGGGTGATAAGAAGATTGCCGAAACCTGGGGTAACGCTGCGGTCGCGCGCGATGTCGAAGCGGTCATTATGCCCGATAGCAAAAGCCTGGCTGCTGCCGTCAGTCCGGCAACGGGCAGCGGCAACAAGTTCGCGAAATGGAAGCAAGGCAAGCGCCCGAAGGCTGGGGTTCTGCAGAAGATTTATGACGATCAGGATTTCGCCCGATCCTATAGCAAGGCCCGAAACCTTTTCATCTATCGCGCTTATAACCTGGTCGGCCCTGGCGGCATCAAGGAAGAACACGATCGCGAACGCCGGTTCTATCGCGGGCGCATCAGGCGCAACAACGGGCCTTCTACCAAAGCCAACCCAGGCAGCCAGAAGATCGCGCCAGAATCCGCTATCAAACAATACATCAAGACCAGGCAGCGCAGGGTCGGCTTTATGAAGGCCGGCTGGTTTGCGGCTATCAACAAACTAGGCGCGCCTAAGATCAACGGGGTTAGAAAGAACTTCGGGGTTAAGGCGCTGCCCGCCTGGATCAAGCGCCACGCATCTAACTACGGGCAAGTTAGCATTGTCGGCGCTGAACTTGCCGCAGCCGGAACTCTCTCCCCTGGGGATAAGCGCCTGAACATTATCGTTAAGAACGATATCGGCAACATCTTCGGCGCTGCTACCCGCGCGGCTACGGCAGCAAAAGTTCTATTCGTTCGCGCCGGCAAACTTTCCGCGCGCGTTGGGCATTTCCAGAAGATTGCCGCCGACCGATTTAACTCAGGCCAAAAGCAGGCCTAACTTTATGGGAACTAAATCTATCCTGGATATCATCGAAACCGCCCTGGTCGCGAACCTGCAGGGCGAAGCCGACCTGACTGCCTACCAGATCAGGGCAGCCGCGCAGGCCGACAAGATCGACCAGCCGGATAATATCATCGTAGCCTGCGAATCAGCCGGCGCGCCGCCTGGGCTGGCCCAGGGATTAGGCAACTACCTTTGCCGCGTCAGCGTTGGCATCTTTACGCAGATCGACAGCGGCAGCCTTTCGGCGCATCGAACCGCCTGCCAGAATGTCCAGGGCCGCCTAGAGAATCAGGCCGGCGTTAAGGCTTCGTTCGCTGCGATCGGGGACGCGGCTGTTTATTACATCGATGTTCAAAGCATAGACGAAGGGCGCGGCGATCGGGCCTTTATGACCACCCTTAACTTTGAACTTCTGGTTGTCCTGGCTGCCGTTTGACTAAGCCCGCAATTATAACAACTAACTTCTATGGCTACTGTAACCAAGGGAACTGCCCACATCCACGGCATTAACGGCACTATTACCGGCCTTACTGTGCAGTCCTATACTGTCAGCAAATCCTTTGCCAATTCGGATGAAGTTACGAACGCGGTCGGCGTTGTGATCGGCGTTAAGATGTATGACGAACGCACGACCCTGCAGGTCGAAGGCCTCGTTCCGACTACCTACTCTGCCAGCATCGGGGATGCGCTTTCGTTCACCGGCAACGGCATCGCCTTTTCGGGCTTTATCCAGACGATCGAAGAACGCGGCGAAGCGAAGGGTTATATGCGCATTAGCGTTAGCGCGATCGACTACGAAGGTATTGCCTAAGCGCAGCCAGGCGCTAAGGTCGGTTTATGGCTGACCGAAGATTTCTGAACGCGCACCTGATAGCGGCCCGAACGAATGTTCTGGGCCGCATTCTTTTACCCTTCTGCATCAAACACCGGGTTTGGCTGCAGGGCATCGATTCCCCGTTTCTGGAAACCGATAAGGAGATTACGCCGGCTGATCTGATTATCGGCCTGAAGGTATGCGCCGAAGAACCTTTCGGTAAGCCGACCTGGGCCGACCGCTGGCTTATGCTGCGGCTTACCCTGGATCGTAAACTATTCGCCCAGGGCTGCCGCGCCTTTGTCGCGCATATCGATACGCATAAGGATTGGCCTAAGTTCTACGAAAAGAAGGACAGCCAGCGCGGCGGCGAAGGAACTGTTCCCTGGCAGTTGTCGGTTGTCGCGGCCCTATGCAAAAATGGGATCAGTTATTCTGAGGCTATGCAGATGCCCGAAGCGAAGGCGATCTGGCTGGCTGCGGTTTTCTCAATCCAGGGCGGCGCTAAGATGGATATCCTTTCAACGGATGACGAAGAACTGATCGCCAGCCTGGACAAACCTAGCGCGGTTGACGGCGCGGCAACTGTAGGGGAAAGCCCGAATCAAAATGAGCAATAGCCTAGAGTTCTCAATCAACGCGAAGGATAACACTTCGAAAGTTGTCGATACTGTTAACAAGAAAATTAACAGTTTCGGCAGCGACCTGGCTAAGATGGCGCTAGGCGTTGCCGGCCCGATGGCATTAGTCCAGGCTGGTATCAGCGCGATCGGTAACGCGATTGAGGAATATAAACAGAAGGTAGCCGAAGCGGTTAAGTTCGGTTCGGAACTACCTAACCAGGCGAAGGCGCTGAACATCAGCGTAGAAGAATATCAGCGCCTTGGCAGCGCAGCCGAAGCGGCTGGGGTTGGAATCGATACTGTAGCGCAGGCCTATGTCGAAGTTCGTAAAGCGATCGATGCCGCTAAAGACCCGACCAGCAGCCAGGCCGCCGCGCTGCAGGCGCTTGGATTCGCTGCTTCCGATATCGCCGCCGGCGCGATTAAGCCTATCGAGGTAATCGAACGATTGGGCCGCGCGATGTCCACCGGCGCGGACGATGCAACGCAGTTTAAGATCGCGTCAGGCCTGCTAGGTTCTTCGGTTGAAAAACTTATTCCGATCCTGCGCAAAGCCCAGGAAGCAACCCAAGGCTATACCGATGCCGGCGATGTTCTCAGCGAAGAAGAAGCCGCGATCCTTCGCGAAGATGAGATGAACACGAAGAAAGAGGAACTTAAGGAAAAGGTTGAAACTGCCAGAGAGAAGGCGCGCGAAAAAATGTTTGAAGGGCCGCAGGGCCAGGGCCGCAGGGAAGTTATGAAGGAACTCTTCCCTACCCTTACCGAAGAAGAAATGCGGAAGCAAAGCGGCGGATCGATGATGCTGGAAGGCTACGGGCAGCGCATCAACTATAAGGAAGGGCGGCGCGTTGCCGATACCTTCGTTAAGGACAAACTGACCGATGAGGAACGCGACCTGATTATCAGAGAATACGCCGCCCGCGAAAAGGCGCGCAAAGAAAAGGAAGCCGCCGATGCCCAGGCCGCCGCTAAGGAAGCCGCCGACAAACTTAAGAAGATCGCGGATGAAGCCGCAGCGAAGAAGCAGAAGGAAAAGGAAACTGCCGATGCCGCGAAGGTCGAAGCCGATAAGAAGAAGGAAGCCGAAAAGGAGGCAGCCAAGGCTGCTGCCGATAAGAAGAAGGAAGAAGATGATAAGGCGAAGAAGGAGAAAGACGAACTAGGCAAAGCCCTGGACGCTGAAGCCAAGGCCGCCGAAGCCGCCGGCAAGTTCACCGGCAGCAGCCTCCGCGATATCGGCGGCGCGCTAGCCGGCGAGGCTATGACCAGCGGTATTGATTACCAGGCAGCCGCCCTGGATATCAGCCAGAAGATTCTGATCGAACTGCAGAAGTTGAATGTTAAGACCCTGCCCGAAGTTCCCGATACCAACTTTACCAAGCCTACCCGCGTAGGCGGAACTTTCACCGCCTAACCTTATGAGCCGAATCGTTACTAAAGGAAATATCAACGGGCTGGAACTGCAGCCGGATTGGTCTATTGAATCTGACGGCTACGGGCTGCTTACTTCGCGGCTAACCTTTGCCTGCCCAGGCGATCAGGCCGCTTCGCGCGCGCCGAAGAACGGGGACGCTCACCCTAAAGACGGCAGATTGAAATGCCACAAATCCACTTATACGATTATCAAGGGCGAACGCTCGCAGATCATCGCGGAATATGTCGGCATTGAACAGGGCGAGATTACGAAGATTCAAGTTAAAGGCGATGTAGTTACGGGAACGCAGCCGATCCAGGCGCATAAGGATTTCGTTAAAATCCTGAAGCCGCTAGGCTGGGATTCCGTTACGCAGTCGTTTAAGGAAACCAATAAGGCCGCAGTCGATAACGGCCTGGTAGGGGTTAAGTCTTTCCTGACCGCCGATAGCCAGATCACCGCTTCGTTTTTCAGCGCGTCTAAATCCGTAGTTCAGGACGGCGTTAATATGGTAGGCCAAACTTTCCTAAAGATGCCTGGAATGGAAGATGTAGTTTTGCCTTCTGGTAATCAGAAGATTTCCCTCTTTCACGATCGCTTTGCGATGCTTACCGGCCTGAGTTACGAAAAGTTTGCCCACCTTTACAAAGTAAACTTTACGATCCGCATCAGCCCAGGCGGCTACCATAGTAAGATTTACCCTAAGAAGAACTAAACCCGCGAACATATGCTGCAGCAAGGCGTTGGTTATACAGTTAATAATTCTTCGGGCGGGCAGTCCCTGATCGTTGATTTCCCGCGCTCAGAAGTTACGCAGGCGTTCTTCGTTTATGAGGACATTAAAGACGATGCCAGCGAGACAGTTTTCAGGGTTACACGCGGCACGATTAACAATCAGTTGCCGACTATAAACGGAGTTCAGATCGGCCTGGCTGGCGCGTTTCTGGCAGCGCCTACCGCTAACGCTATCGTAGTCCTGACAATCCCGAATAGCGCTAGCGAATATCCCAGCGCGCAATCTACAATTTCGATTATGCCCAGCCCGCCGGACAATACGCCGACCGCTTCGCATCTTAGCCTAGCCTTTATCCAAGTCGAAACCCTAGCCGGCGGCGGCAAATCATATCAGGTTTCAAACCTCCTAAGGGGAAGCGTTACCTCTAGTCGATTTATCGAACCGACTACGGGCGATACTGTTTATCTGTTTTTCGGAATATAAAACCCGCCCGATCTAGGCCGAAGGCTAACCCGTTTGACGGCGCGGCAACTTTAAGAAACTAACCCTATGGCCCTGCCTTCCGCTATCAAACTGTTTATCAATCCGCGAACCGGCCTGGCCTTCGGGAACTTTAACGGCAGTTCGCAGATCACTAACCCGGCTGTTACGCTGGGCGATACCGCCAGGTTCGAAATCTATCTAGTCGAAGATACGGGAATCAGCAGTTACCCGCGGCAAGAGGTAGCCTTTCCTGGAACGCCTGGGATTAAGATTGCGGTCGGGCCGATCGATGAGCCTCCCCTGGCTGGAACTTGGAAGGCTTCGTTCGGCGGCGATACTACCAGCGCGCTAGCCTATAACATTACGGCAGCCGCCCTGGCTACCGCGCTTAATTCCTTGGCTTCTATCACCGCTGCCGGCGGCGTTACTGTTAGCAAGATCGGCGATAACTATAATATCGTTTTCAATCTGAACGGCGCGCGCGGCGATATCCTGACCGATGGCGCGGCGCTCATTCCCCTCTCTTCCGCTACTGTCTCAAAGTTACAGATCGGCGATTCTACCCGCCCGCAGATTGTCCTGGTTCACCTGCAGCGGACTATCGCCGGCCTGGCTACCTCCTTCGCCGCTACGCCTGCCAGCGCTATTTCTATCGCAAGCCTTTCGGCTTGGGATGGCAGCCGCGCTACCTATCGCGCCAGCATTACGCCCGACCCTAAGGGCGGTTCGTTCTCCCTGGCCTTCGATGCCGCTACGGGGACTGATGTAAGCAGCGCTTCGATCGCGATCGGCGCTTCGGCTACCGATGTTCAGAACGCGCTTAACCTAGGCGCGCTGGTAGATAAGGTTAGCGTTTCCCAGGTCGGCGCTTACGCCTACGATATCACAGTTACCGCGCAGCCTGGAACGGGCGGACTGACCGCTAACGGCGCGGGCCTGATTTCCTTTAGCGGCTATGTCGGCGAACTGTCCCTGAATACCGCCGAAGCGATTAGCCTTCTGGACGGCGCGGAAGAAATCGCGACTAACCTGGAAGTTGAAATTACCAGCGATAGCAAAACCCTTACTGTCCTGCAGATTCCCTGCACCCTTAAGAACGCGGTAATAGATGCCGGTTCTGTGCAGCCGCTTATCCTAGATACCTATTTAACCGAGGCTTCTGCCGATGGGCGCTATGCCCGCCAGGCTAATAACCTTTCCGACCTAGCCAGCGTCAGCCAGGCCCGAACGAACCTAGGCGTTTATTCTACCAGCAGCGTTGATACCGCCCTGGCGCTTAAGGCCAACCTTTCCGGCGCTACCTTCAGCGGGGAAATCGCTACGCCTACCCTGGGCAACTTACTTAATACCGATCTGGTTATTGACAGTTATAATGACACGGGCGCAGGAACGCATTACTACCATAAGTTTACGCCTTTCGATGGTAAGTTCGTCTTAGCGCCCAATGGCGGCGGCCTTGCTTTTCCCGATGGAACTACGCAGGTAACTGCTGCCACAACCCCGAACTTATCAACTTACGCGCCGCTTGCGAATCCGAACTTTACGGGCGTTGCGAACTTCAACAACCCTGGCAACTTCGCCGTTACTATCGGCGATCCTGCCGAGCCGCTTTATTATAATAAGCAAACTAGGGGAAGCGTTACTATCACACAAGGCTCTGCCGCCGAGTTTGCCCAAATGAACATTGAAGGGTTTACGAAGCAGGCTGGCGGCGTTGGTAATACTTACCAGGGCCAACTGACGCAAACCTATGTTTCGATTCAGAACCCTACCGATTCTATTTCTTTAACAATCGATGGCGTAATAAAAAATAGCGTTGAACTATACGCGCGTAATTCTGGCGCTACCTTCACGGGCAAAGTTAATACTGTAGCGCCAACTTCTACCAATGCTGGCATTAACATCGGCAGCATCAATTCGACCGCCAACCTTACCAACTCTGCCGCTGGTGATGTCTGGATTGGAACTTGGCAGATGGCCTATAAGACCGCGAACGGAACGCTGGTTTATGGCGCTGGCACGAATGCAACTAATGTATTCGGTTCGCCGCAGATCATCGACACGACCGCAACGACCCCAGGCCTTCGCGTTACCCAGAAGGGAACGGGCGCGGCCCTGCTAGTCGAAGATTCGACTACCCCAGATACTAGCGCCCTGGTCGTTGACGCTGCTGGTAATGTCGGCATCGGCGTTGCGGTTGGTTATACCGCTACCGATAAGGTTGAAGTTGTCGGCAATCTTAAGGCTACCGCATTTAAGAACGGAAGCGGCGCGGCCTTCGCGGTCGGTTCAGTTACTACCCATAGCAGCGGCAACGATACTGACGATCTGCTTATTTCAATCGGCGGTTCTACCTACCGAATCGGCCTGCGCTTCGTTTCTACTCCCTGATTTCCTATGTCCTATATCCTTACCTTCCTAGTCGGCACGATTGCCGGCCTGACCGCTGGCCTTCTGATCTACAGAAAGCATAACGCTAAGTTCGCCCAGGCTGAAGCCAAGGCCCGCGAAGCCGCCGGCCTGCTTAAGAAGTAAAACAATGTTTTACCGCCTGCCGCTGCTGCTGGTTCTGCTGCTGGCGGGCTGTTCTGCCAAGCCAGGCAATACGCTGCCCAACCCGCAGCCGCAGCCTAGCGCCGAAGCCGTCAACAGTTTCGGGGATAAGCAGGACAAGGCTGATAGCAAGATCGGCGCAGCCGTCCAGGCCGCCCGCGAAGCGAACGCGGCATCGAAGCCCGCCGTTGTCGAATCTGAACTATCCGTAGCGGCTGCGTTCCTGCCGCCCGTTCCAGAAGGCGATCTGGCCCTGGCCCGTCAGCGCGCGGCAGCCGCCGATCCGAAGGCCTATGCCGAAGCGGTCGCGAAAGGGAAGCGCCTGAACGAAGAACTTCAAAGCCTATGGCAGAAGATGGAAGCGCAGCAGGCTAAGGCTAAGGCTGATATCGCGGAACTGCGCAGCCAGGTCGAAGGCCATAAGGCTAAGGCCGAAGCCGAACGGAAGGATAAGATCGCGGCGCAGTTGGGCCTAGCCGGCGCGGCTATGCTGGGCGCAGGCGTTCTGCTGCTGGCCTTCGGCGGCTACATCGGCGTTAGCAAGTTCAGCGCGGCCCTGGTTATGATCGGCGGCGCTGCGGTCGCGTCCCTTCCCTGGGTTTTCGATAGCGCCTATTTCCCCTGGATCGCCGGCGGCGCGTTCGCCCTGGCTGCGCTGCAAGTTACGATCGCCCTGGCTGTCAAACTCTGGCGCTGGGCCAGGCCGCCGCAGCCGGCAGCCGACCCTGCCGATTACGAACTAGAGGATACCCTGGGCGAACCTGACCAGCCCGAACAACCGCAGCCGCCGAAAGGCCCGACCGAATGAGCGCCGCAGCCGCTAGCCCAACTGAAGGCCTGGAAGCCGTTACTTCCGATCAGGCTATCAAGGCCGGCATTATCGCGGCGGCCTTGGGCGGTTCGGCTATGATCGCCCGCCTGCTGCTGCAAAGCGAACGGGCTAGCCTAGGCTTCATAGTTCGCAGTTCGGTCGCGGCCTGCGTTACCGCCTACTTTGTCAACCTGGCTGCCCGCGATTATATTACTAGCGAAAGCCTGCGCGTTTGCGTTTGCGGCATCGCCGGCTTCGCAGCGCCTGAGATTCAGAACTACGGCCTAGAGTTCCTGAAGGCGAAGATGCAAGGCAAGGTTAACGAAGCCAAGCGCAGCGCCGGCATCAAGGCCGGCAAACCTGCCAAGCCGAAGAAGGGAAAGAAGAACAATGGAAAGCGCTGAACATCAGGCCCACAACCTGCGCCTAGCCGTTATCGGCTGCGTAGTTGTTTCGATGATCTGCGCGCTGACTGTTTACCTGACCGCCGATTTTATTCTGGCAAGTTTTAGATCAACTGAAGCGCTTGTTATGTTGATTACGGATTCGGGCCTTCGCAGCGATGATAAGACCCTGGAACGAAACCTAAGCAGCGCGACCCTTGCGCTGACAACCTGCCGCGATGTATGCCTGGCGCTGTTCCTGGGCTGCTGCCTGATCGGCGGCGCGCTCGCGGTTAAACTAATGGGCTGGGCTGAACGCCTGGGCGCGAACAATGGCAAAGATTAAGAAGCGATTTACGATCAAGGAAACCAACCTGGCTGCCGATCTGGGCCAGGCCGAAGCGCTGGGCGGCAACCGCTTCGTTATCCGCATCGATCGGAAACATCGCGGCGAACGATCGCGAATGAATACCCTGGTTCACGAAGCGCTGCATATCGGCGATATGGAGATCAGCGAAGCAAAGGTTCGGCATCTAACCGCCGTAGTTGTCGAAGCGCTTTGGCGGCAGAACTACCGGCGCGTTCGGGAATAGGCTGGCCTTGCCGCCTGGCTTGGCTTCAGGCTGGGGTTGTATGCCGCGCCCTATGCTTCCCCTTACCCTGGCCCTAAAGGCCGCCAGAAAGGCAGGGCGGGCTAGGCAGGTAGATCGGCTGCAAAGGCTGGTTAGGCTGGTAAAACGGCAGGTAAAGCGGGCTAAATGGCGGGCTGCAAAATAGTTTGATTTAGCCGTTGACGGCAGGCCAGGCCGGCCTACTGTCCTGATATTCCTAACCCGCTATGACTACCGCACAAATCCAGGCCCGCTACTCCAACCGCTACGAATACTTTCGCCTTTGCTGCGATGTATCCCAGGCCCGCGAAACCGAACACGAAGCCAACGCCTGCCTGGTTCTTCGCAAGGTTATGATCGCCCTGGGATACCCCTCCGAAACCGCCGGCTGGAACGATGAGCGAACCCTGATGTATGCCGACAATATCGTTTGTATGGGCTGAACAAATAGTTTGACACAAGCCTAACCCTGATCTACCTTCCCGATATTCCTAACCCGCAAACCCGAAACCGAAATATGAAAACCGCCCAGCAAACCGCCGCCGCCGAAAAGTTCCTGATCGCGTTCAACGCGCTTAAGGCTGCGAACAAAGAAACCCGCGCCGAAGCCGATCGCAACCTGGACAAAGCGCTGACCGCCTACCGCAAGGCCTTTAACCTTTCCAGCGCCTTCGGCTTCCTGGACTGCGTTAACCACTATAACCAGAACTTCGCCGGCTAACCCTTCCAACCGCAACCCGCTACCCTACCCGCTATGACTACCCGCAAAGCCAAGCCCGCCGTTCCTACCAGCCTGAACGATCCTGCCGTTAAGGCGGTTCGCGATACGCTGCAGATGTCCTGGGAACTTATTGATATGGATATCCAGACCTGCCGCGATCGCTACAAGGAAATTATGCAGACCTGCAAAACGCTCGGCTATACCGCCGAACTGTCTGCCGCCCTGATTTATTGGGACGATCAGCGTAAGAACGCCCAGGCCTATAAGGCCCGCTGCCGTGGCCTTCTGGTCGGCATCAGCCAGCGCCGGCCCGATGGATCGTTTCCCCTGGTCGGCTGGCAGCGCGCCGCGAAGGAAGCGAAGCGCATCAACGGCTAACCCTTTCCCACAACCCAACAAACCGAACGCATATGATTACCGCTGAAGAACTCGAAATCGCTAACGCAGATCGCCTGATCTGCAAAGCCAACCTGGCAACCTGGCGCAAGAATCTTAAGAAGGCTGTCGCGATCTTTCCCTGCCTGGAAGAACACGCGCAGCCGGAATGCCTGGCCCTGATCGGCGAAGCCTACCTTCGCGTTAAGGCCGAAGGCGCTAACCTGAAGGCCGCCCAGGAAGTTTACCGCCAGGCTTTGTTCCTGAGCCGCAACGCTAGGCGCGATGAAGCGCCGACCGAACACGATAGCCCCGCGCGCCTGGAACAAATCAACGAACTGCCTTCTGACGATTACAGCAACTAACCGCTATGCTTCGCGCTATCCTTATCGCCTTGGCCTTAGCCGGCCTGATCATCTTCGCCGCTTCGGTTTTCTTCGGCAACGATTATCCCGACCTGCTGGAACTGATTGATAACCCTAAGTTCTAACCGCTATGGAAACCCAGCCCGTCCGCGAACGCTGCCTGTATCTGCTTCACCTGCTGGCCTGTCAGGTCGGCTACATCAACGACCGCGTTACCTGCGGCGATATCAACCTGGCTGCAGGCCGCCGGCAGGCTCAGGCCTTGGCTGACGAAACCGCCCAGGCTATGCAGGACGCAGGCGCGGGCGAAGCCTGGATCGCGGCGCATCAGGCAGCCGGCGGCTCGGTCGGGATTTCCTGGCAGGTTCTGCTGCGCAACGATCCTGCGCCGCTACACGGCAACATTACCCCTAAGGGCCGCGCCTGATGCGAACCGCCGCCGCCCTATTCTGCCTATCTGGCTGGGCCGCTACGGCCCTAGCGGTCGAAGGCTGGCAGGTTGATACTGTTATCCGTATCGAAAGCGCCGGCAAGGCTTCCGCTTTAGGGGACGGAGGTTCAGCCCGTGGCCTGGCTCAGTTCCATTGGGCAGCCTGGCAGGACTGCAGCAAGGTTCGCGCAGCACGCGGCCTGCCGACCTATCCCTATAGCCAGGCCTTTAACCCGATCGCGGCCCGCGCCTACCTGACAACCTGGCTAGCCTACCTAGGCGAACGCTTCGCCCGCGCTACGGGCCGGCAGGCTACGACCGCCGACCTATACGCGATGCACAACCTAGGATTCGCCGGCTACGCTAAAAGGGGTTTTGATATTTCACGATGCCCAGGCATAACGAAACGCAAGACCGCCAGCCTTACCCGCTGACTGCAACCCGCCTAACACAAATGCAAACTATCGCCGCTATCGACCCTGGCGCTAAATCGGGCGGCATCGCTATTGCCGATCAGGCCGGCATTCGCCTGTTCAAGATGCCCGCCGATCCTAGCGAACTTCGCGATATCATTCCCTTTAACGCTACTGTAGTTATCGAGAAAGTTCCCCCGTTTGTCGGGCGGCTTATCCCCAGCAGCGCCGCTTTCAAGTTAGGCAAATCGGCTGGCTGGCTGGAAGGCTTTACCCAGGGCCGGCAGCAGCGCCTGATCCTGGTAACGCCGCAGGCCTGGCAGGCTGGCCTAGGGATTCCGCGCGGCGATCGTTCTCAATCTCAATGGAAAGGCGCGCTGAAAGCCGAAGCCGCCCGCCGCTATCCTTCGACCGAAGGCCTGACGCTGCAAACTTCTGACGCGCTCTTAATGTTGGATTGGGCGCTGCGTAATCCTGCCGCCCTAGGCTGACCCCTTTTCCCACGATGCCCAAAGTTAAAACCAAACCCGCCCAGGCTGCGCCGACCGCAGCCGCCGAACAGAAACCCGCCCTGGTAGTCTATACCGAAGGCGTTACGCAGATCGGCGCTAGCCCGTATTTCATTCTCCCGGACGGCACAGTTGCCCGCCGGCTGAAGCCTACCCTTATCAACGGAACGCCTTACTATAACCTCTGCATCGGTCGCGGTAAGACGATCCGCACTAGGCACGACCGCCTGCAGGATTTCGCCCAGGCGTTCGCCGAACTTGCCGCCGCGAAGGCCGCGCAGCCGAAGGCCTGATCAGAACTTTCCCACAACCCAACCCAATAAACAAATGAGCCGACCGAAGAAGAACGAAGAACCGACCGCCGAAGCCGCCGCCCTGCCGGCAGCCGAACAGAAGCCCGCCGCTGAGATGAGCGCAACCGAAGCGCTTGTCGCGGGCATCGCAGCCTGCGGCAATGTCCAGGCTACCCGCGTTAACCCGCATTTCCGCAGCAAATATTTCGGGCTAGGCGATTTGCTGGCTCAGGTTAAACCAACCCTGGCCGCCTATGGCCTGGTTATCCTGCAAATCCCCTATACCAGCGAAGAACGCATCAGCGTTAAAACTGAAATCCTTCACGGCAAAAGCGGGCAGCGTTTCGATTTCGGCGAACTAGGTATCAAGGCCGCTGGCCTTAACCTTCAGGCTACCGGCAGCGCGCTTTCCTATCTCAAGCGCTACGCTATCGCGACTATCGTAGGCGTTGCATCGGATGACGAAACGGAAGATGACGGCAACGCGGCAAGCCGCCCGATCCAGCATAGCGCGCCGAAGGCCCAGGCCGCCGCGCAGCCGAAGCCTGCCGCCTGGTTTATCGCCGCCGGCATTACTACGCCGCAGGCCCAGGAAGTTGCCGCCGAACTGCTGCGCCGCAAGGGTTGGCTGGGCGCTGGGGACGGGCTGCAGGAACTTGACGATGCCAAGGTTACGGCGCTGCAGCAGGGCCGGATGATGCAGACATTCGTTGACGCGATCCGCGCCCAACTTGAAACCCCTAAGGCCTGACCCGATGCGGATCAAGGAATGGCTGGCAATCAATGGCGTTCAAATGAGCGCCCTGAAACATAAGCGCATTACGGAGTTCGCCGCGATGCTTCCGCAGTTAGACGAACGCGAACGCCTGAACTCAGAAGATATCGCCGCCCGCCTGCAAATCAGCGCCGGCTGCGTTCGTTCCTGGCTGCGTATCCTAGGCCATCGGCTGCACAATCACAACGGGCGAACGATTTATAAGCACGATCATACCGGCTGGACTAAGAAAATCCTGCCCGTCTATAAGGCTAACAAGTATAACGCGACTAAGACCGCCGATGATCTTAAGATGGATCGTTCGGTTATCTACCGCTGGCTTGCGAACGAAGGCCACCTGAAGGTTAAGTATAGGCCGCGCGATATTACTTCTTACAAGTTCCAGAACTACCGCTAAACCTATGCCTAAGCATAACCCTAAGTTGAACCGCTGCCCGCCGATCCAGGAACTAATGAGCCTGACGAAGAACGCCGACCCTGCCCGCCGAACCGCTGCCGCCGTTCTGATCGATGCCCAGGTTAAGGCCCGCCATATCCGCAAGGCGCTTAACCTGTCGGGCCGTCAGTTCCGCAAGGCCCAGCGCGAAGCCAAGGCTTCCCGTTTCAACCCTTCCGCAGCCTGAACCGATGAGCGATAAGAACGACCTGGATCAGATGGGTTCGCTTGTGCCTGAACGCCTGGCAAGGCATTGGTTCGATGTAGCCAACGACCTGCGCGCCGACAACGCCCGCCTTAAGGCCGAGGTCGAGCGGCTGACCAAGGCCATTGATTTGACTATCATCGACCTTGATGAACGCCACGAAAGACAAGACCTTCGGGCTTGGGAGTTTGCTGAACTTCTACGAAAGGCCAAGGAGGGCAAGCAGCCTAATTGAGCAAATCAACCGAAGCCCGCGCCCGACCTGGCCTTAAACTCCTAACGCCTTACGAACTGAGCAAAGCAGCCCAGGGCCGCGAAGCCGATCGCGCCCGCTGGCAGTTCCTTTTCTCCCTGAACAAATACAAACCCGCACAACCTACCCGATGCCAACCGAACCGAAGAAGCCGCGCCGCCCGCGCGAAATGATTACCCTGCCCAGCGGGCATAAGGTAAGCCGCAGCCTGCATACCAGGCTGATCGCAGTCCGCGCCGACCTGGAGCGCCTGAACGATCGCGAACGCCTGAACCTACCCGATATCGCCGCGCGCCTGGGCGTTACCCGCGAAACCGCCGCGACCTGGGCCGAACTCCTGGGCATCGCGATCCATAACAGTTATAAGCGCCCGCGCGTTGATAAGACAACCTGGGCAAAGGTTCTCCCTACCCTGCGTAAATCTGGGATGACATACAAACAGATTGCCGCGAAGATCGGCGCGACCCCTATCAGCGTTTGCCGCTGGTTCTTAAACCAAGGCATCGTTACTAACGACCACTATCGCAACTGATATGCCTGAGTTCCCCGCGATCCCTAAGGTAGTTACCCGCCAGCATTACGCGCAGCATAAGAACGGCGCAGCCAAGTTCGCCTTATACGCGCTGATCGATTCCACCGATGTAAGCCTGGAAGCCAGCGGCGAAACCTTGGCTTCGTTCAAAGACAACCTGGCGGCCTGGACTAAGCACAATCATAAGGCCTTCCGTTACTCTATCGTTTCCTTCTGGCTGGTTCTTAATTTCCACGATTTTAAACCCTACTCCCCGCACAAGCCGCCGCGCTTCTAACCCTTTCCCTAACCCAAAACAAACAACCCGATGCCCATAACCAAAGAACAGATCGCCGCCCTTCCGACCGCAACCTGGACGCGCGAACAATACGATGCCCATAAGAACGCGCTTAACCAGAGTGGCTGCAAAGCCATTTTGCATAGCCCGCAGCACTATCAGGCCGAACTCACCAACCCGCGCAAGGATACCGCTGCCCTGCGCATCGGTCGGCTTACCCATATGGCGGCCCTGCAGCCGGATGATTTCGCCGCCCTGGTTATCTGCGAACCCGAAGATGCGCCGAAGCGCCCGACCGAAAAGCAGGCTACCGCGAAGAAGCCGAAGCCCGAACATATCGAAGCGCTGCAGTTCTGGCAGGCCTTCGACAGCCAGGCCGCCGGCAAGATTGTTGCCGACCGCGATGAATACCTGGAGTCGCTGGCCTATGCTAACGCGCTTAAGGCCGAACTTTCCCATTGGCAGGTTAAGCCGATCGCGACCGAACTCTGCCTGACCGCCGACTACGGCGCTACGCCGCTTAAGTCTCAGATCGACCTGATCGGCGCGGACGGGTTTATCTACGATCTCAAAACCTATACCGGCTACGCTACCCCGCAGAACATCCTGCGCGAAGTCTATGCGCGCGGCTATCACCTGCAGGCCGCGTTCTATCAGTTGATTTACAAACTCGTTTTCGGTGAACGGCCCGCCGGCTTTCGCCTGGTATTCGTAGAGAAGGCCCAGCCTTACGCTACGGCTACTGTCGAACTGTCGCGCGAACTGATCGCGGAAGGCGGCGTTTTGCTGCAGCAGGCGATCGAAGCCTACAACGCGGCCCGCGAACTGAACCATTGGCCCGCCTACCCTAAGCAGATCGTTACCCTGCAGCCGCGCGCTTTGGGCGGCAGCCAGGCCGATACCGGCATTACCTTCGCTTAACCCTTAACCTCCCAATCCTATGACCCCTGAAAACAATAAGCAGAAACTAATGCCCATCGCCCAGCCTGGGCGCTATACTGTCCGCGTCTGCAAACTGCGCGAAGATGATATCGGCGTTACCTCCAAGGGCGATGTTAAAGTTCGCGTTCTGCTGGTTACGAACGACAGCCAGAAGATTAACGAACTGTTCTATGCTTCGACCGAAGGCGCTTTGAAGCGCGCCGCTGCGTTCGTCAACACGGCTACCGGCAAGCGCGGCGGCCTGCCGCCTAAGGATCGGGAAGGCTTCGCGGC